CTGGGCAGACAAAGACGAGCGCAGATGCGAAGTGTGCGGCAAGCTGCATAAAAAGCGCTACCCAGTAGGAGCTGCAGTACCTATACCAGCACATCCTAGATGTAGATGCTGCATAGTACCAGTAGTAGAATAATTTTTGTCTTTTGTATAGGGGTTAGACGTTATAAAGAAACAACTAAATTTTTTATAGGGTAGTTAGTTAATACTAACTAAACTAGATTGGAGAATTTTAAATGGCAGAAAACATTGAAAACATTAGTACTAATGAAACAGAGATTGTAGAAAATGGTGGCGGTGAAGCTAAAACTTTTACTGAAGAAGAAGTATTAAAACTTATTCAAAGTGAAGCTGATAAAAGGGTTAGCCAAGCGCTAGCAACACAACAGAAAAAATATGAAAAACAGTTAAGCTTATCTAAGTTAGATGGTAACGAAAGAGAAAAAGCGGAAAAGGATAATAGAATAGCTGAGCTTGAAGAGCAGTTAGCGCAGTTTAACATAGAGCGCAATAGAAGCGAGCTTAAGTCTGTATTAGGTGCTAGAGGGTTAAGCGCAGAATTTGCAGATATTATTTCTATTAATGATGACTTAGAAACTTCACAAGCTAACATAGAAAAGCTTGATAAACTCTTTAAAGCCGCAGTTAGAGCTGAGGTAGAAAAGAGATTAGCTGGTAATGCGCCTAAAGGTAATGGCGGTGGAGCGCCAGCAGAAATTACTAAAGAAACTGCAAAAAATATGACTATTGCAGAATTACAGAAGCTCAAAAAATCTAATCCAGAGCTTTATAACAATTTATATAACTAATAAGGAGGCTATTATAAATGGCACATACAACATATGAAAACGTTATTCTTAGTAACAAAATTAATGATATTTTAACTACTCAGGTTAATCTTAATAACTATATGACTATTGATACTTCTATGACAGAAGCTGCTGGTATGAAGAAAGTAATTAATACTTATACTTCTACTGGCTCTGTAGAAGAATTAGGTATGGGTGAGGGTAACACTACTGAAATTACAGTAAGCTTTACACCAACAGAATATGAAGTAAAAACTTATCAAGGTAAATTTGGCTTCTATGATGAGCAAGAAATGCAAGATCCAATGGTAGTAGATACTGGCTTAAAACATAGCGCAGACGATATGGTTAATGAATTTACTTCTTTAGCTATTGCTGAAATGGAAAAAGCTACTCTTGAAGTTAAGCCTGCTGCTTGGAGCTTTGATGCGGTAGTTGATGCTATTGCTGAAATGAATATCGAAAATGAAGATGGCTTATTTTTACTTGTTTCTCCAGCAGATAAAGCTGAAATCCGTAAAGCGCTTAAAGATGATTTAAGCTATAGCGAAGCTTTCGCACGTACTGGCTATATTGGCTCTATTGCTGGTGTACCAGTAGTAGTATCTAAGGCAGTACCAGCTGGCAAAGGTTACTTAGCAACTAAAGAAGCAGTAACAGTATTCATTAAAAAAGATACTGAAACTGAATACGAAAGAGATGCAGATACAAGAAATAATAAATACTGGGTACGTAAAGTAGGTGTAGTAGCTCTTACAGATGCTACTAAAATCTGCAAAATTACTATTACTGCCTAATTAATGCTGGGGAGTTAATCTCCCCTAGCTTTCTTAAAAGGGGGTAGTTTAATTGACAGAAGAAATTAAAATCTTATTAGGGGATGCAGCTAGCAACTTTACGGAAGCGCAAATAAGCCTAGCATATAAGCTAGCTTTAGCTGAAGTAGAGAGCTACTGTAACAGAGAAGCTGATACTACTTTAGAGCTTGTAGCTGAGCAGATAGCAGTAATTAAGCTTAACCGCAGTAATACAGAGGGCTTAGCTAGTCAATCTTATAGCGGTGTTAGTGAAAGCTATATAGACGGATATCCGCAAGAAATAGTAATGCAGCTTAACAGAAAGCGCAAGGTGAAAGTGCTTTGATTAATACAGATATGCGCTCTTATAACTACTTCACTTTTGGAGCTGATAGCGATTATGGAATACCGCAGTTAAGCGCTTTTCCAATAGGACAAATTAAGATAGCTATTAACATAGCTTCTCAGGCGGTACAAGATAATATTTTATATAAAGATTGTACATATATAGGACTTACTAAAAATGCTAATGTAGATGACACTTATGTTATAGAGTATGAGGGCAAAAGGTTAAAAGTTTTATATGTCAATCCAAAAGGAAGATATAAAGTAGTCTTTCTGGGGGAAATGTAATGGCTATTAAGCTTAATGGACTTGAAGATATAATGGATAGTTTAAATGAGGTAGTAGATACAGAAAATGTATCTGCTGCCTTAATGAAAGCTTGCGCACTAGTTGAAAGAAGCGCTAAGCAGAAAGCGCCTAAAGATACTGGTGAGCTTAGGCGCTCTATAACTAGTGAAGTTAGAGGTACAGAGGGTGTAGTATTTACACCTTTAGAATATGCGCCTTATATAGAATATGGTACTGGCTTATTTGCGGAAAATGGCGGTAGAATGGATGCTTGGAGTTATCAAGATGACGAGGGAGAATGGCATACTACTAGTGGTATGAAGCCGCAGCCTTTCTTACGCCCAGCTCTAAATGAGAATAGAGAAGAAATTATAAGAATACTAAAAGAGGGGGTAGGCGCTAATGATTAATTATCATAAAGAGTTAGTTAGTGCTTTAAATGCGGTATTGCCTACTCATTATGAGATGGCACTAACTAGCAAAACTGCTACACCTTGTATAAGTTATATGGAGTTAAATAACTATAGCACTACAGAAGCTACAGATGCTTCTACTATTGGCTATAGCCGTATTACTTACCAAGTTAAAGTGTGGGCAAATGATATTGGCATATTACAAAAATATGCAGTAGAAGTTGATAAGGTATTGCGCACTATTGGCTTCAAAAGAGTAGCTAGCGGTGAGCTATACGATAATAATTCAACAATGATGCAGAAAATATTAACTTATGAAGCTTTAGCTTTAGAAGAATTTAATTAATAAGGGGGATAATAACAATGGCAGTTATTTCAAAAGGTATTACTTTATCTTATAAAACAGGGGATGCTGGAGATTATGTAGCATTAACTAACTTACAAGAAATTCCTGAACTTGGTGGAGATACAGAAGCTATAGAAATCACTACTTTAGCAGATGCCGCACATATGTATACAGATGGCATTAAAAATTATGGTGATAGCTTAGCTTTTAAATTCTTATATGAAACTGATCAATTTGAAGCACTTAATGCGCTTGCTGGTGTTAATGGATGGCAAGTAGCTTTACCAGATGGCACTACTTGCGCTTTTACTGGCTCTAGCTCAGTTAAACTTGATGGAGTAGGTGTTAATGCAGCACTTACTTATACTTTAGCAGTAAAACCTAATTCAGAGATGATTTGGGGTTAATCCTATAATTATAGGGGTAAGGGGAGAAGTTTTTTTCTCCTCTTCTCCCCTTACTAAAACTTTATTAAAAAGGGAGATATATAACAATGATGTATTATGATTTTGAAGCTGGTAATAAGGCTTATAAACTTAGACTAAACACAAGAAATATAGTAGCTTTAGAAAAAGCTCTTGGTACTAATCCTATTGGTATTTTCGGTGCTGGTGATAGAATACCGACAATTACAGAGATGGTAAATATTCTACACCAGAGCTTACAAACATATGAACACGGAATTACTCTAAATGATGCTTATGATATTTTTGATGCCTACTTAGAAGCTGGCAATTCTGCTACAGATTTTATTGTAGTAATTGTAGAAATCTATAAAGCTTCAGGCATTATTAAGGGAGAAAGCGCTGAAAAAAACTAATTAACGAGGATGGGGGAAGTCCTCAATCCTCATTTTTATTTAGTAACTATATTTTTAATTGGTTAGAAAATGCTCTTGACTATGGGATAACAGAAGCTGAATTCTGGAATATGACACTAGGGGAATTAGAGAGAGCTATGGATAGCAAGGTAAGAGTAAAGAAGCTAGAAGCTCAAGAAAAGGCTAGTTATGATTACATACTAGCAGAAATAATTGGTAGAAGTATGGCACGCATTTATTCTTCAAGCGCTAAATATCCAGCTATTAGTGAATTATATCCAACTCTATTTGACTCAGTAGAATTGCAGCAAAAGAAACAAGAGCAACAAGCCGAATTATCTGCTTTACGATTTAAACAATTTGCGAAAGCCTACAATGAGAAATTCAAGGAGGTGGCAAAAAGTATAAATGAATGAAGAATTAAAGATAATTATTAATGCTGAAACAGATCAAGCAGAAAAAAATATAAAAGATGTAAAAGATGAAGTAGAAGATTTAGGCACTAAGTCTAATGACTCTTCAAGTAAAATAGATGGCGCTTTTAAAGCTATAAGCGGTGCTATAAGTGGTGCTATGGTTACTGTTGGTACTGCTTTAGTTGCTGGTACTACTGCTTTAGTAGGATTAGCAGAAAGCACTAGAGAATACCGCACAGAGCAAGCTAAGTTAGAAGCTTCTTTTACTGCGGCTGGGGGAAGCGCTGAAACTGCTACACAAACTTATAATGATTTATATAGGGTGCTAGGTGATGGTGGGCAAGCTACAGAAGCTGCTAACCATTTAGCGCAGTTAACAACTAACCAGAAAGAATTAGATGAATGGACTACTATTTGTCAAGGTGCTTATGCTACTTTTGGCGATAGCTTACCAATAGAAAGCTTAACAGAAGCAGCTAACGAAACTTCTAAAACTGGACAATTAACGGGAGCTTTAGCAGATGCGCTTAACTGGGCAGGACAAAGCGAAGATGAATTTCAAGCTAAGTTAGATGCTTGTAATACAGAAGCTGAACGTGAAAAGCTTATAAGAGAAACTCTTAATGGTGTATATAGTGATGCTGCCGCAGCTTATGAAGAAAGCGCTGGAGCTATTATGGATGCTAACTTAGCACAAGCTAAACTGAATGAAGCTATGGGTGCTCTTGGTGGCGCAGCTGAGCCAGTAGTAACACTATTCAAGTCTACTTTAGCTACTGCTTTAAGTGATGTAGTACCGCATTTAGATACTGTAACATCTGGACTAACAGATATGATAAATGGTGTAGATGGTGGAGCTGAAAAGATGCAAGAGGGTATAAGCGGTATGATGACTAGTATAGTTAACTCTATTACTACATTATTACCTAATCTTATCACTACTGGAGCAAATATTATTACCTCTTTATTAGAGGGGTTATTAGCGGCTTTACCTAATGTAATAACGGCAATAGTAGAAGCTATACCTACATTGATACAAGCTATAGTGGATGCTTTTAAAATGATTGTAGATTACTTACCTAGCATAATAGAGTCATTAGTACAAGCTTTACCTACATTATTACCAGCTTTAATAACTGGAATAATAGAAATGGTAGTGTCTTTATGTAATAGCTTTGCTGAAATAATCCAGCCTATTATAGATGCTTTACCAGATATTATTATATCTGTAGTACAAGCTTTAGTAGATAATTTACCATCACTTATTGAGGGTATTATTAATTTAGTAATTGGCATTGTACAAGCAATACCGCAAATATTACAAGCTTTAGTGGATGCTATACCAACTATAGTATCTTTATTAATACAAGCTTTATTAAATAACTTACCAGCTATTATAGGTGGCTTAATACAAGTGGTAATAGGTATTATAGTAGCTTTACCGCAGATATTCGGTAGCTTAATAGAGGGTATAGTAAATATATTCGTCGGTATTTGGGATGGCTTAGGTGAGGTATTCGGCAATATTGGCGAATGGTTTGGAGAAAAGTTTGGTGCTGCTTGGGATGCTATAGTAGATGTATTCTCAGGTGCTGGAGAATGGTTTAGCGGTATCTGGAATAACATAGTTAGCGCATTTTCCGCAGTTGGTACTTGGTTTAGTGATATATTCAGAAAAGCTTGGGATGGTATTAAAAATATCTGGAATGGCGCTGGTAACTGGTTTAGTGAAATATGGGGTAAAGTTAAAGAAGCATTTTCCGCAGTTGGTACTTGGTTTAAAGAAATCTTTCAAACTGCTTGGAATAACATTACTAATATATTTGGTAAGATTGGCTCTTTCTTTAGTGGTTTATGGAATGATATTAAAACTGCTTTTTCTTCTCTTGGTACTAAAATAGGGGACTCTATTAGTGGAGCAGTAAAAAGCGCTATTAACTGGGTACTTGAAAAGATTGAAAATGTAATTAATGGCTTCTTTAGTTTAATCAATGGCGCTATTAACTTAATTAATAAAATACCAGCCGTTAATATTCCTAAGATTAAAAATGTTAAATTTACTAGACTTGCTACTGGTGGTATTGTCGATAAGCCTACACCAGCTTTAATTGGTGAAGCTGGTACAGAAGCAGTAATGCCATTAGAGAATAACTTAGAATGGTTAGATAAATTAGCTGGTATGCTTAATGATAGAATGGGCGGTGGCTTAGCGCCAATAGTATTACAAGTAGACGGTAAGACTTTTGCTGAAATTAGTGTTAATAGTATTAACCAACTAACTAAGCAAAAAGGCAGCTTACCATTAGTATTAGCATAAAGGGGGTAGAAATAATGGCATATTTTAAAATTAATAATAATGATTATTCAAAGTATGTTAATAGCTTAAAAGTAGATAAAACCGCAGCTTATAATATACAAACTAATGCAGCTGGTAATAGTGTAGCAGATTATATAAATGCTAAGCGCACTATTACAGTTGGTATTATTCCAATAGATAAAGCAGATATGATTAAGCTGCAAGCGGATATAGATGCTTTTGATGTTTCTATCTCTTTTGTTAATCCAATTACTGGCGCACTTGAAGAAAACGTTAAATGCATTATACCTACTAATAGTGTGGAATACTACACAATAAGAGCAGACAAGACAAGTTTTAAAGGTTTTACATTAACCTTTACTGAATTATAAGGGGGTATTTAATGATTATAGCAAATGAAAATTTTTCTAATATGATTAATTCCCCAGTAAGAAGAATGGCTGGTAGGGTGGAGCTTTTTAAAGGCTCTGCCCTTGAATTAATATGCGGATGCCATGATAACTTAAAAAGCTTTACTATTGAGCGTGCCGGAGAAGATGGTAAATTTTTTGGCTTTGGTGTATGTCATAGAATAAATGCGCACTTGATAGATCCGCAGCGCTCAATAGATGTATCTACAGAAAATACTTTAGAAGTAGAATATGGTGTAGGTAGTGATTATATATATCCCTATCCTAATTTCTATATAACAGAGGTTAATAGAGATGAGCTAACTAATGAGCTTTCTATAACTGGCTATGATGCTTTATATAGAGCTACAGAGCATACAGTAAGTGAATTAGATATATTAGAAGCTTATACTATTAAAGACTTTGCTATAGCTTGCGCTACTGTATTAGGTATACCAGTTAACTTAGGCAGTATGGCAGATAGTAGCTTTAATTTGTACTATGAAGCTGGCGCTAATTTTGAGGGTACGGAAAACATAAGAGAAGCGCTAAATGCGGTAGCAGAAGCTACACAAACTATATATTACATTAATAATAACTGGGAATTAACTTTTAAAAGATTAGATAGAGATGGTGCGGTAGTTGCTACAATTGATAAAGCTAAGTATATAGAGCTTGATAGTAAGACTAACCGCAGACTAACAAACGTAGTAAGCGCTACTGAATTAGGTGATAATATTACTGGTACTCTTAAAGCTTTTGCTACTGGAGAAGCTATTAATATTAATAATGTAATATCTGTTATTGATACTCAGGTAAAAAGCAAGAATATAATTTATTCTCCATATTTCAATGTAACTGGTACTGTAAATGGTGTTACTTATACTGTTAATGCAGATGGTAGTATTACTGCTAATGGTACTGCTACAGAAAATGCTTTTTTCTATATGGTGCAAAGTTATAAAATTCCAGCTGGTACTTATACATTAAGCAGCATTAACTTAACCGCCAATAACGAGTTAAGATGCGCTATATATAATACAGATAACACTTTAGACAGATATGTTTATAATGGCACTTTTACTATTAATAGTGAAAAGTTAGTGTATATATATTTAGTAATAGCTAAAGGTAATACAGTTAATAATGTAACTTACAAACCTATTCTAGAATTAGGTACAAAAGCTACAGAATATACACCTTTTATAGCAGACTTGACAAAAGTAAAAGTAACTGCTAACGGCACAGAATATATACCAGAAGCAAATGGTATTGTAACTGGTATAGAAGCTACTGATACACTAACTATAACTACTGATGCTATTGGAGCTTTAATAGATGTTAACTATTATGCGGTAAATGGGTTAAGCGGTACTACACAATATATAAGAAATAATCCTTTCTGGGAGTTAAGAGAAGATATAACAGAGCTAGTAGATAATGCTTTAGCTACTGTAAATGGCTTAACTATTAATCAATTCAATTGTAATTGGCGTGGTAATTATCTATTAGAAATTGGAGATAAAATAGCTTTAGTTACTAAAGATAATGAAAATGTTATTTCTTACTTACTTAATGATACTACTAGCTTTGATGGCTCTTTAAGCCAGAAATCACAATGGGAGTATACAGATAATGAGGGTGAAACCGCCAGTAATCCTAGTACTCTTGGTGAAGCATTAAAGCTAACTTATGCCAGAGTAGATAAGATAAATAAAGAAATAGAAATAGTAGCAAGTGATATAAGCGCCAATAGTGAGCAGATTAGCAGACTACAAATGACTACTGATAATATAGCTGCTTCTGTTGGAAATACAGAAAGTAAAATAGATGATGTTAATAATAATATTAATACTTTAACTTCTAAAGTTAATGCAGCAATTACCGCAGAAGATGTTACTATAGCTATTCAAACAGAGCTTGAAAATGGGGTAAATAAAGTAGTAACTGAAACTGGCTACACTTTCAATGAAGATGGCTTAACAGTAACTAAAAGCGGTAGTGAAATGGAAACTACTATAAGTGAAGATGGTATGGTTGTTTCTAAAGATAATAAAGAAGTATTGGTGGCAGATAATAAGGGAGTAACCGCAATAGATTTAAAAGCTACTACATACTTAATTGTTGGAGATAATAGCAGATTTGAAGATTATGGCAGCAGCCGTACTGGTTGCTTCTGGATAGGTTAAGGGGGTGAAGTAATTGGCTTTACAAGGAACTATAGTAAAAGATTTTCTTTTTCCTAATGGGCATTTAGAGTTTAGATGGAAAGATAAGCAGAATATTTTAGAAAATAAATCTACTGTAACTGTGGATGTATATTATATAGCAGATATAGTTAATGATAACTATTATAATATAAATATACGTGGAACAATGTATATAGGTGAATATTATATGGATAACATATATTATAGCTCACTTAATGATTATGGCGATATTGCAGAATTGCAAGTAGGTGAAGAGCAAAAAATAGCTTCTGGTAGCAAAACCTTTAGTCATAATGTAGATGGTAATGCTAAGTTTTATATTCGTTTTAATTATATGGTAGGTGGTGCTACTACTGATAGCTCTACTTTTCCAAGTGTAGAATATAACATAGAAAATGACATACTGATTAATTTTGATTTAGATAGAATTAATACAGAAGCTAAAATAGTAGCTGCAGATAGTTTTAATGATGAAAGTAATCCAAGCTTTACATACTCTTATAGTGATTTATATAGATATGAAAATGAAGTAACTAGGTTACAAGCTTTTCTTTCTTTTGATGGGGAAACCGCATTAATTACTAGAGAATTAGAAGTACCTAATACTACTATTACTAATACTTATGTATATGAGTTTACAGATACAGAAAGAGAATTACTTATTAATTCTGTTACTTCTGGTACTAGCCGCCCTATTTACTACTGCCTAGCTACTAAATTTACTACTGGTAATACTTATGTAAATAAGCTAGAAAAGACTTTTAACCTTATTGATGCTACACCTACTCTTAATCCAATAGTAGAAGATGGTAGGCTAGAAACCGCAGCACTTACTGGAGATGTTAATACTTTTATTCGTTATCAATCTCAGGCGGTGTATGCTATTAATGCGCAAGCTTCAAAAGGCGCTACTATTATACACCAGCAAATAACAAACGGAAGCCAGATTAACACTAGTCCTTATGGCAGTATTGATAATGTAGAAAGCGGTACTTTTTTATTTACTGTTACGGATAGTAGAGATAATATAGCTTATCAAGTAATAGAAAAGCCAATAGTAAACTATGAGCGCTTAACTTGTAATATAGAAGCTGATAATCCTGATACTACTGGTAATGTATATTTTGCGGTAAAGGGTAATTATTTCAATGCTTCTTTTGGAGTAAAAACAAATACTTTAGCTCTTTCTTACAGATATAAAGTTAATAATGGTGATTATACAGAGTGGGTAGTAGTTACACCTACTATAAAAAATAATACATATTCAGTAGATGTTAGCTTAACTGGCTTTAGTTATCAAGATAAGGTAACTATACAAGGTAAAGCTATAGACTTATTAACTACAATAGAAAGCGCTGAAAAGGTGCTAAAAGCGCAGCCTGTATTTGATTGGAGCGAAAATGATTTTAACTTTAATGTACCAGTAGCTTATACAGACGGAAATAAAGAATATAGTATTACAGATGCCGCAGTTAAACTAGATAATATTAGCGCTGCTGATCTTAATAAATTAGCTGGGTTAATGAAGTCTTTAAGTAATAGGTACGAGCTTACGTGTGAAGTGGGTGAAAGTATTTATTACTCTAGCGCTACTGTAACTTTATATTTGTATGGGAATATGGTAAGGGGTTATCTATCCGCAGTTAGAAAAGAAGCTATAGCTGCTGGTAATCAAGCTAATGAGTTAGTATGTCAAGTAGAGTTTGATAGCGGTAAAAAGATTACTGGCTTTGGTGCGGTATCTTTTGTAAGCGGTACTGAGGGCAGTATAGCTAACTTCCAGATGACAGATACTTTAATACAACCAAATGACGGCTCTATATCTCCAGAGAGTGTAGGTAAAGGTAGATTTAATATAACACTATGCGCTACTGGTACTGGTGGAGATAGGTTTAATGCCTACTTTGCTTTTCCAGTATTATTAGATTTAAGTAAATATTAAGGGGGAAATATTTAATGGATATAACTTTAATTACTGAATTAATAGCTTCTGTTGGCTTTCCTATGGCTTGTGTAATAGCTATGGGATATTTTATATTCAATATATATAAAAAATCTGTTGAAAGAGAAAATACTCTAATGACAGAGATAAAAGAAAATAGAGAAGTTAATGCTAAGGCTTTAGAAACTATAGCGCACTATGCAGAAAAACTAGATACAATTCAAAAAGATATAGCAGATATTAAGACAGATTTAACTATATTAACAAATGAATAATAACTGGGGGTGGCGGTGCGCTGCCGCCCTTTTTCTGCTTTTTTGATTTTTCAAAAAAATTTTTTTAAAATGATTATAGTGAATTTCACAAGGAAAGCACAAATTCATTAAAAGATTTTTAAAGGAGTAAAAGAAATGGAAGCAAGTGTAAAAAAATTAAGAGAAAGTGTATTAGAAGATCAGGAAAAAGGTAAGCAGAAAAATTCATTTATTTTATTAGATGTTAAATGTCCTATTTGCGGTAACCGCATAAGCAGCGCATATAATACAGAATATTATAAAGATATAAATATTGTAATTTATAATATGAATTGTGATAACTGTAAGACAGATTTTAACTTAGAGATTAGCTTAGGTGAATAATTAATGGGAAGCTTTAATAGCTTCCCTTTTTTCTTTTGGTAATTAAATGGAAAGAAATAAAGGGAAAACCGCAGCTGGACTTTCCGCAAGCTATGGTATATAATCAGCTCATAAAGGGAGTGTGAATAGTATGGGTATTATGAGAATACATAAGACTAAGAATTTTACAGTAATGAGCAATTATCACTTTAAAGAAAAAGGTTTGAGCTTAAAGGCTAAAGGGTTATTAAGCTTAATGCTTAGCTTGCCTGATGATTGGAATTACAGTATTAGTGGCTTAGTAAAGCTTTCTAAAGATGGTAAAGATAGTGTAATGAGTGCTTTAAGTGAGCTAGAAAAATTTGGGTATTTACACAGAGAAAGAGTAACCAATAGCAAGGGACAATTTAACGGAGTAGAGTATAATATTTATGAAGAGCCGCAAGATGCTTTTCCAGTTGCGGAAGAGCAGAATGAGGAAAAGCAGAAAGCGGAAAAGCTGAATTCGGGAAAACCGCAACAATTAAATACTAAATTAACTAATAACTTAAATAATAAAATTATTTATAATATAAATAACTATATTCATATTCTGGATGCTATTGGAGATAGTCAATTAAGAAATCTATATGCAGACTTTTTAGATAGTAGAGCTTATTATTTTAATGATCCATTAACTGTTAAAGGTTTTGAATTATTGATAGAAAGAGTAAGAGAGATAGCTGGCTTAGATATTGCTAAACAGAAAGAGCTGCTTAAAACTGCTTTAATTAACAATTGGAAGAATGTATATCCAAAAGGTGAAGCGCCAGTAGAGAATGAGGAATTAGATAAGCTAAAGAATTTTTATAGTTAAAAAGCACTCTATTAATTAGAGTGCTTTTTCTTTATTTATTTCTTTCAAAGACTAGTGTTCTTCTTTTGGCTTTTTTCATTGTATCTAATACATTAAACTTATCAAAATCTTCTTTAATATCTTCCGAAAACATTCTAACGTATTTTCTAGTCATTTCTAAGGTGGCGTGCCCTAATATTTGCTGGAGTGCAAACATATTACCATTATTTTTAACCCAGCCTTTAGCAAAGTTATGTCTTAATCCGTGAATACTAGTATGCTCAGCTCCTCTATTTTTGCAGTATTTAGAGAAAGCCTGAGTTAGTGCGTGCGGTGTAAGGTATTCACCGCCTACATTAGGGAAAAGATAACTGCTTTTACTAGCGCCTTTAAGCCATACTCTAATATATTCTTTTAGTACTGTTTCTAAAGAAGCTGCTAAAGGTAACACTTGTGCTTTCTTGTTTTTAGTATGAGTTAATGCTATTTCTTTTTTAGTAAAATCTACATCACCTATTGTAACTTTACAAATAGAGCTTTCTCTATTACCAGTACCCAGTACCCAGTTAGTAACTGCCCAGCTGCGCCATTCAGTAAAGCTAGCATTAATACTAGGCTTTTCCAGTAATAACTCTAATTCTTCATCACTAAAAAGCTTAATCTGCTCTTCTTGTGCTTTTAGCATAGTTACTTTAAAGGCTGGCTTAATATATTCTCTTCCATCCGCCATACACCAATAGAGAAAAGCTCTCATATCTCTTAAATAGTGATTAATAGAAGCTACCTTAATATCATTTAATTTCATAGCATTGATCCAATGAATAATAGAGCCAGCAGTAATTTCATCTGTGGTAACTGTTTCATCATAATCACACAAATTAAGAAAAGCTAAGAAGCTTTCTTGATAATTCTTAATAGTAGCTTCTGCTAGGTTATTTGCTCTTTTCTCCTCTTCAAATTCGTTGAAAGCTTCATAAAGCAAAATCAAGTCTGCTTCTGCGCTTTTCCTCATTGTTCTTTTAATACCCATATAAGTA